CACGACGCTCTTCCGATCTGTCCTCCTAAATCTGAATCAAAGCCTATAGGTAACCTAGTTGTCGGTTTATCTTTTGCTTCACCTAGACTTACTGTAGGCGCGCCTGCGGTGATGAGTGACCCTACAATGTCTTTAACATTTGAAGTGTTGATTGCACTGTTTATTGATCCATCTGTGTTATAAATTAAGTAATATGTTTTTGATCCAGTCGGCCTTCCTATCTCATCATTATAAACAGGAACTGTAAGTGTTACATTAGAGTTTTGAAATAAGTACCACGGGTTTAATAGATCAGCCAAAGTACGAATCTGTGATTTTTCATCATCAGTGGTGCATCTCCAAAGAAACCAATCACTAGATGTTAATGATGATGCACATGCAACTAAGTTGTTGCCGGTTATTCCTAAAAAAGCAGTGTATATTTTTCGTTCTTCTTCTTCAGTTCCGTTAGTCTTTGTAGTTGATAATTTTCTAATGTCTTTTGCAGATAAACCTGCGGCTCCCAAGTTTAAATTTAAATCTTGCGTGAGTCCACCGGCATCATGTAATTGTTGAAGTAGAGTTGATGGGAAACCAAATCGATCTAATCTTCTAAAATCAAAAACTTTTTCTAATTGTTGTAAATCAAAGGCAAGTCCTTCAGTATATAAACTTACCCCAGTCATATCACCTGTAATTAAATCATCCATATTACTGAATGTACCTTCTAAGAAGGTTTTTGAATTATTTGCTGTATTAATTGTTTTGTTAGTGAATTGAGCATAACCGTAGGCTTCATTAAATGATCCACAGAAGTTTTCATATTGTGGATCTGGATTAGAGTCTAAGTTTGCACCCTCTGATCCTACTTTTGCATGAAAGTTAAATTCGTTGTGTGCTTGTAAAGCATGACATCTAATCCATCCCCATTGAGTAATACTCTTGTTAGCATTCGTAGTGTCATATGGTAACCAGGTTGCTTCTTGTCCGTAATCTGTAGCACTACTAACTGAATATCCTGCATTTGCTGGAGCCGGTAATGCCCCTGTTATTCCTTGAGATACTCCAAACTCAACTGCTTTACAATCTGCTGAGCCTTCTGTTTTTCCTGCCCAAGAGCCTGATGGATCAACTGCTATATATGTAGGTGGTTTTGAATTACCTAATGCATAACATTCGTTGTTGTCTCCGCTGATAGAAATAAGATTGTTATATGTAGTATCGTTGATTAGACCTCTAGCAAACCCGTCATTGATAGCCCATGTGAGCATTCTAAGCACGGTTCCTTCTATTAGTCTGCCGTATGTGTAATCAGAGTTTGATTTACTAATACCCATAAAGAATTCAGCATTAGAATTGATTTGAAGACATCTATTCTGTAAGATGCCTCCTAATACGTTTATGCCTAGTGGACTTTGTTTACCTGTATCAGCCATATATTATCCTAAGGAACAAATACTGTAGCACAACCGTCAACGATCTTGTGCCCGCAATCATTGCCTGATCCTACTCTGAGAACTGGTTTGCCTTCAGCAAATACAGTTGGACTACCTTCTGTAGTCTTTGCCGCTTTATGAGGTTTCTCTTTTGGTTTGGGTTTATGAGGTGTGATATCACTGACATGAAGACCAACCGGTTTGCCTTCAGCAAAGACAGTTCCGGCGCCATTTAAAATCTTGCCGCCTGTAGTATTTTTATCGTCTTTGCGGCTCAATTTGGCCATGTAATTTTATCCTACTAGTATCTTTTTGTCGGGTACAGTTATCCCTGTAGTAGCCTCTCTATACTTGTCTTTAACTTCATCTGCTGTCGTTGCAATAAAAGAAACACTAAGAGTATTTAGTCTTACGTTTTCTGTCGCATTTGCAGAGAATACACTAGGTACTAGTGCCATTCCAGTTTGACTAGGTGCTAACGATACTGGATCTGATAGTTCAAGCCAACCGTCAGAATTTCCTACTACTTTAGCAACAATTTCTTCACCACTAAAGATTTTAAGGGTATAGATTCCCCCTACTTTGATATCTTGTATTGCTTTGTTTTCCATTATTGCTCCTAGTCGTTTGAGTTACTGTTATAATTAATCATTTCTTCTTTTAATTCCATGAATCCACCTATGTATTTCTCACCTAAAAAGATTTGAGGGGCGGTACGTGCATTAGGTACTACTTCTAATAAGTTTTCTAATGTATACCCATGACCAATTTTCTTTTCTTCAAATTCAATGCCTTTTTCTTCAAGTAGTTTCTTTGCTTGATCACAATAAGTGCAGTTATCTTTACTCCATACAATGGCTTTCATTTTTTCTCCTAAATAGTTTATTGTTCTATGTATATTTAATACGATTTTCTACAGTCAAATAAATTTTATGCTAACTCAGGTAACTCGTCATAGTCAAGTGATTCTGACATAACGCCGATTACATAGTTAGTTGATTCATTTTCTTGCAGTGCAGTTTGCTTCTTGCTAGTATCACTATGCTTGTTAAACCAAGGGATAGGACTTGCTTTTGGAGCAGAACTTTCATACTTAATGTTGATTGCTTTCAACGATTCTAATGCAGTATAATCTACAAACTCTTTTAGAATATTTGCATTAAGGCCGATCACAGGACCCTTTTGAAACAAGTAATCTGCCCATTCTTTTTCTTCTCTGATCACATCCATATACATATCGTATACTTCTTTCTCACATTCTTTTTGTGCTTTAGCAAATCTTGGATCTTCTTTAACAACTTGCTTAATGATCCAGCCTGTCCAACCTTTGTGCAATAGTTCGTCTTGTAAGATTAATGAAATAATATTACCGTTGCCCATAAAGATTCTGTTCTCTACCATTGCTAATGATGTAGCAAATGATACCATGAATCGTAATGCTTCTAAGGCATAACTTGCATGTAGAGCCATCCAGATTGCTTTGATATGTTTTTCTTCATCAATCTTCTTGCCCATTTCTTTTTGACAGTTGATTACATGTAGAGCATCATAGTATTCACATACTGAAGATGCCATGTCAGCAATTTCTTTCGTGTTGTGAATAGTATCAAAGATATCTTTAGGTACGTTATAGATGTTTCTAATGATATGACTGTAAGAACGTGAATGTATGTTAGTCTCAAAGAATGACCAATTATACATTAGTGCTTCTAGTTCTGGTAGACTCACAACAGGAGTAAAGACTTGTACAGGGCCTCTGCCTTGTAGACTGTCTAATGCTGTTTGTCTAAGCAAGTTAGCAGTAAAGATATGCTTGACAGCATCTGATGCATCTTTGAAGTCTCCTGCATCTTTAGTTAGACTAATTTCTTCTGGTATCCAAAAGAAGCCTCTTGCAGTTTCTTCAAAGTTTGCTATCTGATCGTACTTAACTTCTTCAAATCGTTGAATAGTTACAGGACCGGCAGGGTCTAAGAACATTTTATTGTCTAGGTAAGTTGTTTGTTTTGTTAAATCGTATTGTTCTTTGCTCATTTCTATTCCTTAAAGTTTACATGCTTCGCAGTCATCATCTTCAAATTCTGGCTCTGCTATATATTGTTTTGCTATGTCTTGCACTACATTTTGTTCGTCAGTTCTTTTGACCCCAGCTTTATTTATTAAAGAATAGTAAAAAGTCTTAAGTCCCCATTGATGTGCCTGCATTAAGTTCTTTGCAATCAATGTTGTAGGAACTTTTTGATCTTTAAAGTGTGCAGGATTGTAAAATGTGTTAGTAGATATACTTTGATCTACATAGGCCGCTAATACTGATGCAGTTTTTAAATACGCATCACAGTCTTTCTGTTCCCACATCAACTGATAAGAGTTTCTTACACGTTTAATGTGATAGTCAGGCACTACTTGTGTCAACGATCCTGCTTTACTTTCTTTAACAGAGATTAAACTCATTGGCATTTCAATACCGTTCGTTGAATTGATAACAACACTAGATGATTCGACTGGTGCAATTGCCATTAGAGTTGCGTTTCTAACACCATGCTCTTTCATATCTTTACGTAATGTTTCCCAATCACATTCTGGTAGATCG